CGGTCATCGGCCACGGCGGCGCGGCGTTCGGAACCAGCTTCTACGGCACGCCGCGCCCGGATGATGGTCTCTATTCCGAAGCGGCGACGTGGAGTTTCGACAACTGGGGCGAGCGGCTGGTGGCCTGCTGTTCCTCGGACGGCGACATCATGGAATGGGATTTGGACCTGGGGAACAACCTCGCGACCATAAGCGGGGCACCGACCGGGTGCGTCGGGCTGGTGGTGACGGAAGATAGGTTCCTGTTCGCGCTCGGCGCGGGCGGCGATGCGCGCAAGGTGCAATGGTGCGACCGGGAAGACAACACCACCTGGACGCCGACAAGCACGAATGAGGCCGGCGATTTCATCCTCCAGACCCAAGGCCAAATCATGTGCGGCGTCCGGGTCCGGGGGCAGACGCTGATACTGACCGACCGGGATGCCCACGTCGCCACGCCGCGCTCGGACATCCTGATTTTCGGGTTCGAGCGGGTTGGCACGGGGTGCGGCGCCATCAGCCGCCGGGCCTTCGCCGAGGTGCAGGGCGGGTGCTACTGGATGAGTGAAAATTCGTTTTTCACCTACAACGGCGGGCTAGTGCAGGAACTGCCGTGCGAGGTGTTGGACTACGTGTTCTCCGACATCAGCACGGCGCAGAAATCGCTTATCCACGCGGTTGCCAACAGCCTCTACAACGAGGTCTGGTGGTTCTATCCGTCCGAAAGCTCGTCCATCTGCAATCGCTACGTGGCGTTCAACTACCAAGATCGGGTTTGGATGATTGGCGAGTTGATCCGCGAAGCCGGCGTCGATTTGGGGGTATTCCCGCGCCCGATTTGGGTTGGCAACGACGGCGTTGTTTACGACCACGAAACGGGCCGCAACTTTGGCGGGGCGGATTGCTACGCCGAAAGCGGGCCGATGGAAGTCGGCGACGGCGAACGGATGTTCATGGCGACGATGCTCATTCCCGACGAACGCACACAGGGCGAAGTCACCACGACGTTCAAGGTTCGCAACTGGCCGAACGCATCGGAAGCCGAATTTGGGCCTTACACAATGGCCGATAAGGTCGACTTGCGGTTCACGGCGCGCGAAATGCGGCTTCGTGTAGACGGCGTTGCCAGCGCGGACTGGCGGTGGGGATCGCCACGGGTGGAAGCCCGGCGCAGGGGGCGGCGGTGAGGCTCCCGCCGCCGTCGCCGGAATACAATCGGCAGATTGAGAACATCCGCAACGGCATCCTTGAGCGCGAGGACCAACGGAACCTTAAAATTGGTTCCCCGGTGACGCTGGTTGCCCCGGACGGGTCGAAATGGTTGCTGGTCGTGGACAATTCGGGCAACTTGTCGGCCGAGGCGCTGTAATGTTCGACGAATTGGTGCGGTGCCGCCAATGGCTGGAACCGGCGTTGCAATACGCCGATGGCACGCATGATTGGGATGATATTGTCGCGGCGCTCTATTCGCGGCAAATGCAGCTCTGGCCGTTGGAACGCAGCGCGTTGGTGACGGAAATTCAGCAATTCCCGAGAAAGCGCGTTTTGAACGTATTTCTCGGCGGCGGCGATTTGGACGAATTGCGGGCATTCGTGCCGACCGTCGCGGAATTTGCGCGGGCGAATGGCTGCACGGCGCTGCAATGCTCGGGGCGGCGCGGATGGCTACGGGCAATCGACGGCGGGACGGAAAAGACGCCAATCTATCGGCGTTCCATCATGGAAAAAGGTTTGTGAAATGGGCGGCGGCAGCAAAACGGTAAAGACCGAAACGGAAATCCCGGATTGGGCGGAGAGCGCGGCGAAATACAATATCGACCGTTCGCAGCGCCTCGCGGAAATCGGGTATGCGCCCTATTACGGCCCGGATGTGGCGGCGCTAACGCCAATGCAAGAAGCCGCCAACGCCAACGCGCGTTCGGCTGCTTCGGCATTCGGGCTCGAAGCGGGCAGCAGCAGCCTGCCAAAGCCCAAAGACTACGGCGGCGGGGTGCGCGGCTATTCCTCGGGCGACATGTTCGACAAGGCGCTTCAGGAACTGAAAGACCGCCGCCCGGGGCAATATGAGGCCATCATGGCGCTTTTCACCAATCCGTGGACCGGCGAAAAGGGCCAGCTTCAGACCGATAGGGAGGCAAGCCAAGGCGGCCCGATCGGCGGGCGGCCAATCACTGGCGTGCCGTATCTCGACTATTGGGCCAACGCGCAAATCCCGGGCGTGAACGACCCGGAACGTCCCGAGGACCGATGGAAGTCCGGGAATTGGGTCTACGGCGGCGGGCGTTACATGCTGGAGAACAAGCGATGAGCGGCGGCACCGGATCGAACGTCGTCACCTTCGGCACGACGCCGGGTGCGGCCCCGGGAACGGGCTTCCTCCCCGGCCCGAGCCAAACCTTGCCCGCGCCGTCGCCCGCGACCATCAACCCGCTCGCGCCTTGGCTTGGCAACGGGACCAACTACAGCCGCCCGGCCCCCAACCTCGGCGGTGCGCCCCCGACGCCGGCCACCCCGGCGGCCACTCCGGCGGCCACTCCGGCAGGCACCGGCACGCTTGGCAGCGGCCCCGTGCCGAACCAGGCGGCGACGGCGCCGAACCCGAACGCAGGCCCGAACCCCGACCCCTTCGGCCCGGTCTACAACCCCGCCACGGGGCCGAACATCTTCGACCGGGCTTCGACGGGCATCAACGCGGCCCTGCGCGGGGCCACGGACGCCATGAAATACCAGCCGGAGCCGGTGAAGTATGCCGGCTCTGCCATGCCCACGGCCCCCGGCGCGCAGGGTTACACGGCGGCGCGCGCGACGGCGGGGCAGGCCGGCCCGGCGGCGGCGGCAGTGACCGGAACGGCAGCATTGGCTGGCGGAGCTCAACAGGGCGAAGCGGCAAGCATGGATGCGGCCGGCTACACCGCCCGCGAGATGCAGAACGCGGGCCAATACAACGCCGCGACCTATGACGCCCGCGAGATGGCCAACGCCGCCCGGATGAACGCAGCCGAAGGCACCGCCCGGGGCTACGACGCGAAGACGGTCAACGGGGTGCGCGATCTGCACGCGCAGCAAGCCCGGGCCGGGTCTGTCGCCGATACGAACCTCGGGGCGTATATGAACCCCTACACAGGGCAGGTGATCGACCGGGCGATGGGCGATCTGGCCCGGACGAATACCCAGCTTCAAAATCAGAATGCCCGCGCCGCCGCCGCCGCTGGGGCCTTCGGCGGATCGCGGCACGGCATCCTCGAGGCCGAGACTAATCGCGGCTACCTTGACAGCGCGGCGCGCACTGCGGCCGGGCTGCGGCAAGACGCCTTCACCAACGCCCAAAATCAGGCGCAATTCGACATCGGCACGCAAGCGCAAATGTCGCTGGCCAATCAGCAGGCCAACCTTCGGGCGCAAGAGGGATCGGCGCAGAATACGTTGGCCAAGCAATTCGCCAACCAAGGCGCTGTGAATGCCGCGCGCGAATTCGGCGCGCAGGCGCGGAATGCCATGTCGGAAGCGAACGCCGGCCGGTTGCAGGATTCGCGGATGTTCAACGAAGGCAACGTGCAGCAAATGCGCCTTGCCAATATGGACGCCGTGAACCGGGCGCGCGAATTCAACGCCGGGAATACCCAAGACGCGCGACGGGATTATGCGCAGAATGTCCAAGACATGCGCATGTCTAATCGCGACGCGGCCAATCAGGCAATGGAATTCAATGCCGCGAATAGGCAGCAAGCGCGGCTTGCCAATATGGGCGCGTTGCAAGATATGCGCCTTGCAAATACGGCGCTGCGGCAGAACAATAACCAATTCAACGCCAGCAATCGGCAGCAAATGGCGCTTGCGAACATGAACGCGCGGAATGAGCGGAACGCGCTGAATTCGGCGGTCGATATGTTCAACGCCGGGCAGCAAACGGGCGTGAACCAAGGCAACCAGAATGCGATAAATGAAGCCCGGCAATTCAACGCGGGCCAGACGAATGCGATGGCTACTAATGCCTTCGACGCGCAATTGAACAATAACCAGTTCAATTCAAACGGTAGGAACGCGACAAACCAATTCAACGCCAATCTCGGTTTGAACGGCGCTCAGAACCAACTTGCGGCGGCGCTCGGGCTCGGCGACCTTTCGACCACAGGCTTCAACATGGGGCAGGCAGTGAACAGCGGCCTCGCGGCGGCCGGCGGGATGGAACGCGGGCTGATGCAAGAGCTCATGAACATGGCCGCGCAGCAGTATGGCGGGTTCACGGGCGCGGGTGGGGCGACGCTACCGGGCACCATCGCGGCGCTCCAAGGGGCGCCCGTGCCACAGAACACCACGTCGACCACGACGGGGCAGCCCGGAATCTGGGATTTCATGACCGCGGCCTCAACCATGTTCAAACCCATCTTCGGCGGCATCTGACATGGACCTCCGCAGCGGCATCCTCGGGGCGGCGCAATCGCTAGGGGTCAACCCGCTCGATTTGGCGACCATCATTTCCTACGAAACGGCGGGCACCTTCGACCCGGCCAAGCGCGGCCCGACGACGCAATGGGGCCAGCATCGCGGCCTTATCCAATTCGGTGAGCCGCAGGCCCGGCAACATGGCGTGGACTGGAACAACCCGCTCGGATCGCAACTCGGGCCGGACGGGGCAATCGTGTCCTACATGCGCTCGTCGGGGGTCAAGCCGGGCATGGGGCTGCTTGACCTCTATTCGGCGGTCAATGCGGGCGCCCCGGGCCGCTACAACGCCAGCGACGCGAACAACGGCGGCGCCCCGGGCACGGTGCGCGACAAGGTTGAGACCCAGATGGCCGGGCACCGCGCCAAGGCCGAAGCGCTATTGGGGGACGCAGGAGATGACACGATGACCGGCAACGGCGGCCTGTTCGACTTCATGCAACGCGGCGGAGCGCCGTCGGAAGAACCGCCCAAGCGCTTCGGCGACCGGCTGCGCGAGGCGGCCAAGTCGGGGGCGCTGTTCGATGGCATCGCGATGGCGGCGAATACACTGCGGTTGGAACCGGACCCGGCGCTGGCGATGTCGGTGCAGCGCAGCATCGACCGGCGGGCAGAGATGGCGGACCAGTCGGCGCAGGAAGCCAAGGCGGCGCAACAGAGGAACGACACGGCCGCTTGGATTGCCAAGATGGGCAACCAAGAACTTGCCCAAGCGGTTGCGGGGGGCATCATTTCCGGGCGGGATGCCTTTGAGATTATCCAGCAGCAACGGGAACCCAAGCCTCGACGGACTGCATATCAGGACGGGCTGCTGATTGATTTGGACACGGGCGAGATTTTGGCCGACCACCGCCAGGCCGAACCGCCGAACGTTGACGACATCGGCCAAATCCGGCGCGAATACATGGGCACGGATAGCACGCGCGACACAATGCGCGCCGGATCGTCTTTTGATGCGATGGTTCAGGCTGGGACATTGGAAAGCGGCGCGGGCGATATTGCCATTGTCTACAATTACATGAAGCTGCTTGACCCGGGTTCGACCGTCATGCAGGGCGAATATGCCACGGCCGAAAACGCGACGGGCGTTCCTGACCGGTTCATTGCGCAATACAACAAGTTGCTTGAAGGCGACGTGCTGTCGCCCAAAGCGCGCGGGGAATTCCTGAAAGGAGCCGAAGAAATCTACATGGCGCGCAAGCGGCAAAACGACCAATTGCGCCCGCAATACGCCAACATGATCGAGCAGCTGGGCGGCAGCGACGCCGACCTGCCGATGCTCCCGGGCATGGCGCCGACAGACCGCGCGCCGGAAATGTCAATTCGGCCGCGCGCAGCCCCGGCCGGTCGGGCCAGTGCGCCGATGATTGAGTCCGGCGCCGTTAAGTGGACAGCCCCCCCAGCCATGAACCCGGCCGAGGCGCAACAGGCCATTATGTCGGCAGTCGCGCGGCTTAGCGAATTTGACCGGGCGATGTTGCAGAGCATCCCGTCAACGCAAGGCAAGCTCGGGTTCCTTCGGGATAAGGGGCTTATTCGATGATGACCGATGCGGAAATCCGGGCGCTCGTTGAAGCGTTGATGCAAGAGCATATGACCCACCAGGCGCCGCCGCCCGAGGATACGCGGATGCGCGACATCCCCCGGATGCTGGCGCATGGGGCCGCGTTCGGCGCGTCCGACGAAGCCGAAGAAATGGCGGGCGGGATGCCGCGCGAGCAAATCCGCGAGCGGCTGGACCAATACCGGCGGGACCGCCCGTGGGAAGCGGCGGCGGTGGAACTTCTCGGCGCTGCGGTGCCATCGGTCGTTGCAACGCTTGCAACGGGCGGCGGCGGCGCTCCGGGGGTGCTCGCCAATGCCGCGCGCATCGTCGGCGGCGGGGCAGCGGCAGGCGGCCTTTACGGCTTCAACACGGGCGAGGGCGGCTTTGAAAACCGCCTGTCCCGCGTGCCCGAAGGCGCCGCGTGGGGCGCCGCTGGCGGCCTTGGCGGGGCTGCGCTGGGCGGGGTGGCCGGGCGGCTGGTGGACGTGGCGGCGCGGACGCTCGGGCCTCGGGCAACGCGGACCGTCGAACGCATAATCCTCGAGACGGCCGAAAAGCAGGGCATGACGGTTGACGACGTGGCCGAGATGGTCGCGAACGGGCAACTGCTCGCCGAGAATGAGACGATGGCCACGCTCGCGCGGGCGCTGCGGGCGCAGTCGACCGGGGCCGAGGTGACGCTTCGCCAAGCCTTTGAAGGCCGCCCGGAGCGGCTGCGGCAGGAAACGATGGAATACCTGCAAAGCCGAATGGCGCCGGGGGATGACCCGAACGCGCTCCGGGCTCAGTATGCCATGACGGACGCGCGGAAGGCCGAGACAAGCGCCGATTACGAACGGGCTTACGGGGCAATGCCGCAAGTGCCGCAGGAAATTTCCGACGCGATGGCGGAGGCGTTGAAGCGGGAGCCGTCTGCCGGGAAGATCGCGTCTCGAATGTATCGACACGAAACCGGGCGAAACCCGTATTACCAAGTCGGAGAAGATGGGGCTGTAAGTTTTGCGGAAACGCCGGACCTCCGCAGCGCGGAAATCATGCGACGGGCGCTGTCGGATTCGTCCAACGTGGAATACCAGAAAGGGTCTGGGGAAGTCGGGCGGACGCTTAAAGGCGTAGAACGGGGCCTTCGGGGCGCGCTGGATCGAGCCGCGCCGGAACTCTACGCCGCGCGGTCGAAGTGGGCAGCCATCGAAGCCGCCGCCGACGCCTTTGAGGCGGGCCGGACGGCGCTCGGGAAGTCGCCGGACGAAGTGGCGCTGCTTTGGGAGGATTTGCGGCAGGCGGGCGACGGGCCGGCCAATGCGTTCCGGGCGGGCGTGTTCTCCGCCTACAAGGCCCGCGCGGCGACCGGGGCAGGGGCGACAATGCCCAAGCGGTTGGCCAACGAGGAGGCGCGCGAGGGCCAAATCATCCGCATGGTTTTCCCCGAGGATGACCTTGACGAATTGCTCTTGCGCGCGAATCGGGCGACGGGCTCGGCAAATGCCAAGAACCGCATTCTCGGCGGCTCGGAAACGGCCATTACCGCCGGGCGCGGGCAAGAAATCAACGGCGGGCTGCTCGGCTTGGCGGTCGAAGGCGCGGCTACGGGCGATCCGAGCGGCGTCTTGATGCGCGCCGTTACTCAAGCCGTCAAGGCTATCAAGCCGGGGCTCTCGCCCAAGGAAGCAACTCGGGCGGCTCAAATCCTTGTCGAGACGGACCCGGAAGCGGTGCGCCGCGCCCTCGGCGAGGGCGGCGCGATGAACACGCTGTCCAACATGCTGCAACGCACCATTCGCGGGGCCGCGCCAATCGGCGGCGGGATCGGCGGCGCGGCTATCGGGGACACCTCGGGCTTGCTCGGAATCATCGGCGGCGCGCCGCGCTAGGGCTGCATCCGGTAGAGAATACCCAAGAGGAAAAACGCAGGAACGGCTGCCAGAAGGTAGCCGGTGAACGAAATGCGCCCGCGCTTTCGTTCTTCGAGAATCGGGTAAAGCACCAAGCCGCAAAACAGGTTGCCCAGGATGACACCTGCGGCAACGTCGAGGAAATCCATCATGCTTGAACCTATGGACGATGAGCGGGTCGAGAGCATCGCGCGGTCGGCAGTCGAAGACGCGCTGATGTTCATCGAGGGCGAGGTCGCCCCGGAACGCATCGTCGCACAACGTTACTACAACGGCAACGTGAATTTGGCATCGGAGCCGGGCCGGTCGTCGGTGGTCGCGACCAAGTGCCGGGACGTGGTGCGGGCGGTCAAGCCGGCCTTGATGCGCATCTTCCTGCAATCCGGGCGCCCGGTGGAGTTCGTCCCGGTCGGGCCAGAGGACCACGAAGCGGCCGCGCAGGCGAGCGAATACATCAATTGGGTGTTCAACCGGAATGACGGCTACCGGGTCGTCTATTCGGCGGTTCAAGACGCGCTTGTGAAAAAGACGGGGGTCGTCAAAGCCTATCACGACACCTACGACAGGCAGGCCGTCCACACCCTCACCGGCGTGCCGGGCGAGCAATTCATGGCCATTGCCGAACCCGACAACGTTGACGTTCTGGCCTATACCGAAAACCCGGACGGGACCGTGGATGCGCGCATCGCGGTGACGGAAACGAAGGGCAAGATTTGCATTGAAAGCGTGCCGCCAGAAGAATTCTTTGTGGATGCTGGCGCGCGGGAAATAGACGACGCATATATCATCGGGCACCGGAAAGACGGGCGAATTGCCGACCTAATTGCAATGGGGTTCAATTACGAGGACGTGAAAGGCCTCGATTACGAGAATGCCAACCATTCCGATTTGGAGGAATTTGAGCGGTCCTATCAATTCACGCGCGACCTTGGCGAGAATATCCACGATCCGGCAATGCGGCCGGTGACGATTACCGAAGCCTATATGCGCATCGACGTAGAAGGGACGGGGACGCCGCAACTCTGGCGGTTATTGCTCGCCGGGACCGAAAACAAGCTGCTGCGGAAGGAATTGGCCGACGAGGTGCCGTTTGCGATTTTCGAGGTGGACCCGGAACCGCATTCGTTCTTCGGCAAATCGCTCGTGGAAATCGTGAAAGAGGATCAAGACGCCGCGACTGCGCTCCTGCGGTCGGTCCTCGATAACGCTTACATGACAAATAATCCGCGCCTTGCCTACGACATCAACAAGGTGAACGCCGACGACGCGATGAACAATGAAATCGGCGCGGCGGTGCGGGTGAAGGGAACCCCGATGGACGCAATCCGCGAAATGGCGGTTCCGTTCACAGCCGGCGCCGTGCTGCCGTTCATCGAATACTACGACAAGATTATCGAACAAAAGACCGGCGTGACGCAGGCCAGCGCCGGGACGGATATGCGGGCGCTTCGGGGCACCAGCGCAACGGCGGCCGACATGATGCGGTCAGCGCAGGAAGCCCAGATCGAAATCATGGCGCGCAATCTCGCCGAAGGCGGGATGAAGCAACTGTTCCGGCTGTTGTTGCGCCTTGCTCACCGCCACCCGGACGTTGACACGATGATGCGGTTGAACGGGCAATACGTCCCGGTCGACCCGCGGTCGTGGAATGTCGACATGGATATTACCGTCAACGTCGGCCTCGGGTCGGCGAATGACGACATCCGCTCGGCAACGCTGCAACAGATGCTCCAGCTGCAAATGGGCATCTATCAGCAATACGGCCCGCAGAATGGCGTCGTGACGCTGACCGGCATTCGGAACACGATGGCCGACATTCTCGACGCGGCAGGAATCAGGAACGATGACCGTTACTTCGAGCCGATGAACGCCCAGCGCGAACAACAGCTTATGGCCGAGGCCGCGCAGCGGGCGCAGCAGCAACAGCAGGGCACCGACCCGAACGCGGCTTACCTTCAGGTCGAGCAATTCAAGGCTCAGGCGCGCGCCCAAGAAGCACAGATGCGCATTCAGGCCGACATGGCAAAGGCCCGGATGGATGACGACCGGATGCGCGACCAGGACGACGCCGATTTGGCGCTCCGTGCGGCCGAAATCTTCGGGAAATACCAACTCCCGGTGAACACGCAGCAAATCCAAGCGCAGCAAGCAATGCCGCGCCCGCCGCAGGGGTAACATGCCGACAAAAGACGAATTGATCCGCCTCGGCCACGCGGCCAAGGCGCTCAAAACCCATGAGCATTTCGCATTGCTCATGGGCACAATCCGCGCAGACCACGAGCGGGTTTTCGCGGAAAGCGCAGAAGAAGCCGTGGACGCTTGGAAAGAAGCACACGCCATTCTTCGCGCAATCAGGGCCATTCACCAGCGGCTTGATTGGTGGATCGCTGAGGGTAACCAAGCGCAAAAGGACAAAGAACGTGAGCGAAAGCGCGATTGATTCCGAGTTGGAGATGTTGTTTGAACCTCCGCCGGAACAGGAAGAAGCCGACCCGGAGACCGCCGACGAGGCGCCGGAGGCTGTCGAACCCGAAGAAGAAATCGAGAGCGAAGAAGAAGCCGAAGGCAACGACGAGGAAGAAGCCGACGACGACGAGCCCGAACCGCCGCGCAAAGGCGACGGAAAGAAAATTCCGGTCAAGGTCGACGGCGAAATCATCGAAGCCACGCTTGATGAACTGAAACAATCCTACAGCGGGCAGAAAGCCATTCAGAAGCGGCTGCAACATGCCGCCGAATTGGCAAAGCAAACGCAGGCCGAACGCGAGGAATTCGCGGCCTTCGTTCGGGAAATCCGGGAGCGCGGCGTTCTAATGCCGCCACAGCCGCCGGATTTGTCAATGCTGGACCGCGACCCGCTGGGTTTCATGCGCGATAAAGCAATTTACGACGCGCAGCTTTCCGAATACAATCGCCAGCAACAGGCCATGCACCGGCAATCGGAAGCCCACCGACTGCAACAGGAACGCATGAAGCAAGAACGCCTTTTCGGAGAGCGGGAACAACTTCTTAAGAAGCTCCCGGAACTCAATGACGAGGCGAAAAAGCAGGGATTTATCTCTGCGATTGCGAAAACGGCAGAGAGTTACGGCTTCGCGCCAGAAGAACTTGGCAGCATCGCGGACCACCGGCAGCTTGTCGTGCTGCATGACGCGATGAAATACCGAGAACTCATGGCAAAGAAGGGCCAGGTCGCGGCGAAAGCCGCAAAAGCCCCGCCCGTTTTGAAGCCCGGAACCGCGCCGCGCCCCGAAATGAAATCGAAGCAGAGCATGGCCGATTTGAAATCTCGCGCACGCGCGGGCGACAAAAACGCCGAGCTCGCGCTTTTCTTTGAACCCGCCAAACGGAAAAGGTGACCCATGGCACAGCCGGTCAATCTCTACGACACCGGGGATATGCGCGGCCTTCGCGAAGACCTCTCCGATGTGATCTACAACATTGCTCCGTATGAAACGCCGCTCCTGTCGCGTTGCGACAAGACCTCGGCGACGAACATCAACCACGAGTGGCAGACCGACACGCTGCGCTCGAGCGCCGACAACGCCCACCTTGAAGGCGATGCGACCATCGCCGATTCTATGGTGGCGACCGTTCGCCTGTCCAACCATGCCCAAATCTTCAAGAACGCCGTCCAAACCTCCGGCACGGAGAAGGCGGTCAAGAAGGCCGGGCGCGGCACCGACATGGCCTACAAGGTCAGGCAGACGACCAAGGAACACAAGAAGGACATTGAACGGGCGTTGTTTGCCAATCAGGCGAAAGTGACCCGGACGGGTTCCATTCCTGGCCGCCTTGCTGGCATCGGCGCGTGGATGAACACGAATACCGTGTTCGAGGCCACGGGCGGCGGCGCGGACCCGACGGCGACCGACGGCACCACGGCGCGGACGGACGGCACGGCGACGGCCTTCACGCAAGACCGCTTCGACCGGGCCATGCGGCTGCGCTGGGACTCCGGCGGGGCCATGGACGGCATTTCCGTCTACCTGTCGTCGTTCCAGATGGACGTGGCGCTTGGGTTCGTCGGCAACAACGCCCAACGGTCGAACATCGACGCCTCCACCGGCAAGGTCATCAACAACCTGACCGCCTACACCACGCCGTGGGGCGACGTGAAATTCGTCATGTCCCGCGAGTGCCGGAGCCGGGACGTGCTGATCCTGCAAG